CGAATGCTTCGAGCCCATCGAATGGCAGGCCGCGCATGGCGTGGTGTCCGTCGAGGAATACGACGACTTCACCCTCAGCCGCACGCTGAGCTGTTTTGCGCTTATCCGCTATTTGCTTATCGCCATTGCCAGCGTTGCCGCCTGCGCCTTTGTCGGCGGGGTGATTGCTAGGTGGATGGCTTGAATTAACCGGAGAGAACAACATGAACACTGACGTTGCCGAGGTCGCTCGCACGGCCATTGTGCCGACCGGGAGTGCCAATCCCGCCGCCCTCGTCCTCTCGCACGCGAAGACCGTGCAGGAAGTGATGAAGTCGGTGATGAAGCAGAACGTCCACTACGGCACGATCCCGGGCGCTGGCGACAAGCCGACCCTGCTCAAGTCCGGCGCCGAAGTGCTCTGCATGACGTTCCGCATCGCGGACAGGTATGAGGTTTCGGACCTGTCCGTCGCGGGCTCGATCCGCTACCGCGTGACATGCATCGGCGAGCACCAGACCACGGGCGAAGTCCTCGGCTCAGGCCTGGGCGAATGCTCCTCGGACGAGGAGAAGTACCGCTGGCGCAAGGCAGTGTGCAAGGAGGAATTCGAGGCGACCGAGCCCCACATGCGCCGTGTCAAGTTCGGGCGCAAACAAGGCGGCCACTACACCGTGGAGCAGGTGCGAACCGAGCCCGCAGACCTCGCCAACACCGTGCTCAAGATGGCCTGCAAGCGCGCCAAGATCGCGATGGTCCTGAACGTGACGGCGGCGTCCGACATGTTCAGCCAAGACCTCGAAGACCTCGACGCGGAGCTTGTGCGGCACCTGGCCGAAGACGAGCGCGAAGCGCAGATGCAGGTCGTGCGCGACGAATGGGCCGCAAAGGCCGAGGCGGCGGAATCCGAAGAAGCGCTGCGCAAGGTTATGCAGGAGGGCGTGAAGGTCTTCCAGGCCGCGCGTGACAGGGACGGCTACTCCGCTTTCGCCAAGTCCGTGCAGAAGCGCGGTGCCGAGCTGAAGGGAGTCCCCAATGCGTGACGTCAATTTCCGCTGCTCGTCGCTCGGACGCCTGATGACGGAGCCGAAGTCCAAGAGCGAAGGACCTCTTTCGGTCGGCGCGAAGACCTATATCCGCGAGCTGGCCGCACAGGAAATCTTCGGGGTCGAGTTCGAGATCTCCAGCAAGGAGATGGAAAAGGGAATTCTGGTGGAGCCCGACTCCATCGCCCTGTTGAATTCCGTCCGTGGCCTGTCGCTGGAGAAGAACAAGGACCGCCGAACCCGCGACGGCCTGACCGGCGAATGCGATCTTTTCGACGCTCCCCGCCCCCGCGGGCACGACCTGAAATCGTCCTGGTCCCTGCGCACCTTTCCCATCTGCGTTGCCGACTGCAAGGACAACGCCTATGAATGGCAGATGCGCGGTTACATGGCCCTGTGGGATGCCGACGAGTGGGAGGTGAACTACGCCATGGTGGACACGCCCGAGCACCTGATCGGCTATGAGCCGATGGCGCTGCATGTCGTGGGCCATATCCCCGAGTACATGCGCCTGACCACCTGGACGATCAAGCGCGACGCCGACAAGGAAGCGGCCATCTTCGGGCGGATCAAGGCCGCGCGCGAGTACTACGCCGAGGTCATCGCCGAATTCGATCGCTCGCATGTGCTCTTTGCCGAAGAGGCCGAGGCCGCATGAACTGGATCGCGCTCAACGCCCGGCCGCGCGAGGAAAGCTCAAGTGCCGGGCACCTCACCTTTCAAACGATGCCCTTCCCGAACTACCCGCAAATGTCCCAAGCCGAGGACGAGCAGATCGCAGAGCTTTACAGCTTCGGTTATTCGCAGCCCGAAGTCGCGCGCCGGGTGGGTCGTTCGCGAATGGCAGTGCGCCGCGCACTCAAGCGCCAGGGCATCGAGTCGCGCACACCCAAGCAAGCGCAGCGCGAATGGCTGGACAGCCAGCGAGTGAAGGACGTTCGCAAGAAACCAGTTTCGTCTGTTTTCGAGCTTGGCGGATTGCGCAATACGGCTGGGTATTGAGACGGAGAGCCCCATGAACAACACAGTCCCCATCGAATACGGCGAATTTGTCGGACAGCCGGTAGAAGTGCCTGCAATGCGAGTGGCGGGAGTGCTGCAGTGGCAGCCGATCGAGACGGCGCCGAAGGATGGAACGGAAATTCTCGGGTGGCGAGATGACTGCGGGCCATTCATGGTTAAGTGGACATGCGTGAGCGACCTGCGCACCACCAGCGACAAGGACCGCGACGAACTGGACGAAGACGTCCTTTTCTCTTGGGACTGGTTCGGAGGCGATGCCGAGGGAAACTTCCGCGCTGACGGCAGCGAAGCGCCAACTCACTGGATGCATCTGCCCGCCCCTCCCGGCGCCGCTCCTTCTCCCATCACCGATGCACCGGCCATCCTGCCAGAAGCCGAGAAGGCAGATGCGGTGGATGCGAAGCGGTATCGGTGGCTGCGCGAGAGGTGTGAAATTCAAGAGTGGGTTGACTTCTACACCGGAACCGACGCCGAAACACTACAAGGCATGGACGCCGCCATCGACGCTGCCATCGCATCCCAGGAGAAGCCGCAATGATTGAACCCACAGACGAAGGCGAGATCGTCCTTGACGCGTTTCGCCCGAACTACTCGGCGCGCTGCGAAAACTGCGGACAGTCGCCGACCGTGGAGGGCGTGAAGGACGGGAAGGTCGTCTACAGCTCCGACATGTGCGGTCCCTGCACGTTCGGCAAGGCGGCGTGTCTTGATCCGGAGGAGTGGAACAAATGACTGAACCCACAGACCGCGCCGAGCGGATGCACCTTCGCCGCTGGTGCGACTACAGCAACTGCCTCACCAGCGAGTGCGACCACTGCAAAGCGGCGCTTGACCGCGAAGTCGAAGCCTCCCGCCAGCGCCCCGCCGCGCAAGCCGCGAGCGCGGAGCCGGTGGCGTGGATTGCCGTGACTGAGCGGATGCCGGAAGACGGCGCGCAAGTCATGACGCTTCGCCCCCGCGAGGAATGGATGTGGGACGACAACGAGCGCTACGGCATGGACATGCGCGACGACGGCGTATGGGTCGCACACAACAACTCCCGTGAGCATTTCGAGGCAGTCGGCGGCGCTGGAGCTACCGGCCCGGGCGAAGTTTGCACGGGGCCAGCTGAAGAGGCGCCCTATACCCATTGGGCGCACCTTCTTCCGCTTCCCGACGCCCGCGCCACTCCCCCAGGAGAGCGCCCCGCCGCACCAGCACAGGCAGCGGTGACGGATGCAGAGCGAAAGATCGCGGCTGCTTTGCAGCGGATCGGATTCACCTTACTCAAGACAGGCGACAGCTATGACGTTCGGAAGTTCGGCCCGATCACTGCCCAAGCATCCCCAGCACAGCCCTCTGGTATGTCGGCATCCGACGCGTGGCGCTGCGCCTGCGGTGCCGCCCTGTATATCGATGCGGAAGGCAAGCCGCGCAGCAAGGCCGCTGATGGCGTGAAAGGAACCGACCATGCCTGAATACACCGCCCCGCACCCGGCGCTGCAAAACGCGCTTTTCCTCTACGCAACCGGCACGGATGGCGCAGCGGCGAACCTGATTCGCGGCTGGTCCTTGCTGGTTGACACGGTTGTGTCCGAAGTCGCGGGCGACAACTGGCCCGAAGCGCTGGCCGACCTGGACGAGTGGCAGGACGATGGCTGGGGCGTGCCGCATCACTACTACGCGCCATTCGAGGATGGCTACATGCACATCTTCACTGTGCGCGAGCCTGTCGCCGATGGCGTGCGAGGCGGTTCACCGGATGCGCAGCAGGCGTGTAACGCGCCGATGAAAGAGCAAGCACTGCGCGATCTCGCCTTGATCGAGGACATCTGGGACATGGCCCCGGACCTTCCCTACACGAAGCGACTTCGCGAGTTCATCAACGCCGTCCCCGATGGCGTGCGGGAGGATGGCAATGGCTGAGAACGAACGCACAGGCCCGTGGCGTCTGGACCTGATCGAGCCGTCGCCCGTGAACGCGGCGATGTTGAAAGCATGCCTTGCGAACCCGGATGGATTGATCGCCACCACGATCCCCGTCGGCGAGCTGCGCAAGTTCTGCGAAGCATTCGCAGCCGCCCTTGGCGTGCCGGCGTGTCCCGGTCAGACGTTTCCGCCGGAAGACGCTGATGCAGCAGCGAAGAAGGACGCATTCGATGAAATGGAGGGAAAGTAGATGACCGAGAAATACGCCGAACTCGACGAGGCGATCGTACTGAAGATCGGGGTCGCCAAGGCCCGCACCTTTCATCAGATCGCGAGCGGGGATCTACGGAGGATGGCCGATGCTATCGCGACGCCGGATCGCTACGGGGATCGCCCAGGCTGGCGCGTAATCGATCGGCGGCTGCAAGCTCTTCGCAAGTCAGGGAAGCTTTCCTATTCCCGAAATACCGGATGGAGCGCGGCATGACCACATCCCCCGACAAGCTGCTTTCTATCGCAAGAGAGAGCGGAGCCGAAACCGGCGCGTGGATCGATGAGCCTTCTGTGACGTGGGTTCAGTTCTACTGCTTGAAAGACCTCGCGGGATTTGTTGAGCGTATCCGCCAGGACGAGCGGGAGCGGGTTCTGAAGGCCGCCAAATCGCGATACGACCACGAGGCGAAGGGCGCGGCGCATCACGCGGGGCGGTGGCACGCAGCCTACGAATACCACATGACCCGCCAAGCGGCGATGAGCGACATGCTGGACGCCATTCGCTCTATCAGCACCACCGAGAGTAAAGGGGATGCGAATGAGTGATAGCAAGAGCGAATTGCCCGGCGGCTACAAGTGCACTGGCTGCGGCCACTTCAATCCATTCGTGCCATACGTGTACGGGCATTGGCGCGACGAGTTGATCCATGCGTGCGCCGGTTGCGAGTTGCGCCATGTCGTGGTCGCTGGCTCCGCACGCCCTGAAGCGGAGGCCAGCCATGAGTGATGCACAGCGAGAGGGGCAACAGCAGATGAACGAAGCTGACGCACTGCGCGCCTACTTCGACGCACACATGGAAATGCATGCGGCCATCGACTCAGAGAAGTTCGGACGCGCCTATGTAAAGGCGAATCGGGCCCGCGACATGCTGCTCGAACTGGCGCGTCAGCGCATAGGGAGAGGGTGAGTGATGAATCTGATTCGCAAGCTCTTTGGCCGTAAGCCCGTCGAGCCAGTCGATCACGTCGTGCTCCGCATGAACGACAACGAGCACCTGCTCAAGCAGGTTACTTGGCACGGCTCGATCCCGTTTGCAGCGCCCTATCTGCCTCAGACGGCCTGCGAGCTGCTGCCCGGCGGCAAGGTGATCGGCCCGTGCTATGTCAAGGCGTGGCGTCCGGCGACTCCGCGCATGTCGGATTTCCACGACGCGCGCACTCCCCCGCAGGACTCCGGGAGCAGCAAATGAGCGACCTCTGGCTGTCTGATGATGAGCTGCGCCACGCCACGCACCGGGCCCGCCCCTCGGCGCAAGCGAAGGCCCTCCAGCGCATGGGAGTGCCCTTCCAGCGCCGACCGGACGGCTCGCTACTCGTCGGGCGCGCGGCCATGACGGCGGCGCTGTCCGGCAGTGCTATCGTTAACCCCAAGTCCCCCGCCAATGGCCTGAACTGGAGCAAGCGCGCATGATCCGCCCCCGTGACCGGCTGAGCGCACACGGCCTATTGCCGCGCATGGAGGCCCGCCCCCGCAAGGACGGCAAGGTCACGTACCGCTTTCACCCGATCGACGGCAAGCCGCTCAACCTCGGGACGGACAGGGACGCGGCCATCCGCCAGGTGCTTGACCTGAACTCGCGGGCGCCGGACGCCGGAACCATTGGCAACCTCTGGCGGCTGTACGAGAAAAGCCCAGCCTTCAAGCAGCTGGCCGAAGGCACGCAGGACTCCTACCGCGACCTGTGGAAGCCGCTGGGCAAGGTATTCGCCAAGGGAGTCGCCTCGCACATCCGGCCGGCAGACGTTGCTCGCTATCTGCGGGTCGAGCGCGCCGATGCCCCGGTCACGGCCAATCGGGAAATCGCGCTGCTGTCCAACCTGATGAATCTCGCGGTCGAGCGCGGGGAGATCGACGCGAACCCCTGCAAGCAGGTGCGGCGCAACAAGGAGCAGCCCCGCTCGGAGGCGCCGGAATCGGCCGATGTGGACGCGCTGGTGAAGTGGCTGACCTCGGCCACGCCGCAGCGCCGGGTCATTGCCCAGATGGCCGAATTCGCGGCCTACAGCGGCAATCGGCGCGTGGAGTTCCTGCGCCTCACGCGCCATCAGATCGACCGCCAGCGGGGCCGCATTCGCGTGCAGCGGCGCAAGCAGCGCGGAATCGTGGTGTGGGAGGAAATCGACATCGGCGAGCGCATGGCCGACCTGCTGGACCGCATCGAACTGGACGACTCGCGCGAGTGGGTTTTCCGCAACAAGTTCGGCAATCCCTACACCGCAGCCGGGTTCAAGGCGATGTGGGGAAAGCTGATGAACAGGGCCCTGGAGGACAAGGTGATCGCCAAGCGCTTCACCTTCCACGACCTGCGCGCGTACTACGCCACCACCCACAAGGCTGAGCGCGGCGCGCTGCCGGACCTGCACAAGAACCCGGCGACCACGGCCCGCATCTACGACCGCAGCAAGACGGTCAAACGTGGCGCGCTGTGATGGGAACGACAACCCGCGAGGCCGCATGGATGCTAGGGTCGAAAGCGCCCGAAAATTCCCACAGGCACCCCGCCAGCCCGCGCCCGTGCTACATTCGCGCCTCTGATTGTGATTCTGGTCGTCGTGGGTTCGAGTCCCATCAGCCACCCCAGCATTTAAGCCGTTTCCGCGCTACAGAACATGTAGCAGTGGGAACAAAAAAAGGGCTCCGTGGGAATTTAGCGGCGCTCCTTGCCCTCTTCCTCCCCTGCTTCGCCCTTGCCGCCCCGCCCGGGGAAATCTCCGCCCGATCGCACGGCCTGAGCGCCACGGCCTATGAAACCACTGGCTGGGCGCTGTGCTCCGTTCGCTATCGCGGGGTGGAGTACATCGACTCAGCCGATCACGGAAGGTGCCTGCAATCGGCGGTGTCTTTCGACTGGATGGGCGAAGCGTTTAATCCGACCGAGGCCGGGAGCGTGCGCGATGGGATGACCAGCAACGCCAGCACGAGCCAGCTTCTGGAGCTGATCGACGGCAAGGAATCGCTCGCCAGCGAGGTCCGGATGGCCTTCTGGCAAGGGGGCCTGAGCGGCCACATCCTGCGCAAGTGGATCCGCGTCGGCTTCGGCGACAGGAACATCATCGAGCACTCGATCGCCTTCGAGCCGGCCGCGGGTGAGGTTCACGGCA